TTCTTCTGTCTTCACGTTTTTTGCCTTCCCTTTTCTATCTGGATTTGGGTCTTCAGCATTTTTGCGACGGAATGCTGCTTCCTCTTCGCCTTTATTTAGGTTTCTTTTCATTTTACTAGACCCACATTTGGGTTTAGTAGTCTGACCAGGTTGCTTTGCACAAGGTTTTCCTGCAAACTTACCACCCATCTGCACCCATCCCTTCTTACCATCAGAAGATTTGGACTTATTAAACCAATCATGGAGAGAGTCATCTCCAGACTTGTTTGCTTCTCCGAATAGATCGTTATATGTTGGTGGCATTTTAGACATCTCTCCCATAGCCATTTTGTTTGCAGTCTTATGCATCACCTCTTTGGAGCGACTTCCATAGAGTTTATTCCACCTATTCTTACCCTTCATCATACCCCTAATATATTTCTTAGCGGTGCCATTAAGGGCAGGTGGAATATCTGATGCAAAACCTTTTGACATATTAACCGCCTACAACTTGGATTTCTTCAACGACGATTGCATTACCAGTTGCAGCAATACTCACACAACGCTTGACGACTGCCTGAGGACCACTATAAGCATATGTGTAATCTGCAGATGCAGCAGAAGAATCAATATCGGTGCTAATAGTGTTTCCTGTTGCAGCAGTAACTTTCTTACCTGCTGTTCCTGCTGACAAGAAAGCAGCATTGATTGCAGGAGATGTGCTGGCATCCTCTACAGCGATGAAGTCATCTACTGAGAATGGATGTGTGTTGGTAACTTCGCCAAGATTTGTGCCAAGTTGATAATCTGCAGTAGCATCATCGACGCCTTTTACAATTCTTGCTTGACCAGGTTTGCCACCCTTGAGTAGAAGTGCTTGGTCTTGAATAAGGGTGATTGCAGGACCACCATTGAATGCAACAGTTGCATCACCTGCAGTTGCAACTACGCGATAATATCCAGTCTGTACAACTTGATACTCGGTAGCATCAGCAGCAATTGCATTGGTGCTTAAAATATTTAATACTGTCATGTCGTGTTAGTTCGTGTCGGTATTATTTATCTCTTTTTGCTTCTTTAACATCTTTTGTAAGTCCGTAGTACTGCCAATAAACATCGTGTTATTAACAGTAGACGGGCCAGACTTCTTATCTTCTGCATCTAAATCCTTCATCTTCTTTTGTAAGTCAATAAGTTTATCTGCAGTATCTGCTACATGTTTAATAAGTTGACCTGCAACTTCATAAGCACGAGGATGATCTGACGCTCGTGCCACGTCAAGTATGCCATCTACTGCCTCCTGTCCTTTCATTACTAGGTTGTGAAGTTGAGCACGAGAATACTCATAATCCTGCCTCACATCAGGAGTGTCTGATTTTTTCAGTTCTGGTTTCACTTTATCCACATGTTTCTGAAGATCCGAAGGTTCTGCTCCAAAAGCATCATTTAGTCCATCAAATGTTGCCATAATTAAATATCCTCATCCACTCCGCTTACGGGATTACGTTTCTTGTTATCAACAAACTCTGCTTTCAATTCACTAAATCCAAAATCATCATCAGCATCAGCGTCTAACGGATCTGGTTGAATAGTATAACGGACATCTCTCGGTGCGCTAGCAGTATTTGTATCGCTGTAAATGTCTGTAATTGCTTTCTTAATAATCTTCGCATCTGTAACAGGACCATATAGATACGTCTTGCAAGTAAATTGAAGAGTATAAATGACTGCTCTACGAGTAGAAAAATCTCCTTCATAGTCATCTTCATAATCAACATTACTTAAAACTACAGGAACGTCCTTTACTTCATTCATATCTGCCAATAATTTTATTGGTAGATTGTAGTGTGGTTGAAAAACTGGTAAAATTTGCTCAAGAATTTCTAGTCCATCTTCTTGATTTTTAGAAATAATTGCTAACTCAAATGATAAGTTATAAGGAACGGGCATATACACGTTCTTATTTTCATCGGTGTCTTTAGCAATCTTAATCTTTTGAGTTGGAGATACCTTTCTACTGGAATCATAACTTATACCATTAATCTCAAATGAGATTCTAGGAAGAGTGATCTGAGTTCTTACGTTTGTAGGATCGGGTGTCTGATCAAGACGTGCTAAGAATTTTTGCTTAGGACCATATGCTAGAGGCACTTTCATCACTTCAGTAGAGCGACGAATTTCTATATTATTAAATAGCGTGCCAAACGCCACAATAGTTTTTCTAAAAATTTCGTGATATGAATATGTGCCTAGCATCAGATTGTAGTATCAGTAACGGACCCAATAGAACCAAAGGGATTACCCTCAGTAAAATCTATAATATCGTCGTCAGCAGTTTCAAAACTATAGTTTTGGTCAATGCTATCAGCGGTATTAGTATTATTTAGAGTGTTATAAGACTCAGGACTCCACCTAGCACCAGATGTGAGACCAGTTATGGTCTCTGCAGTGTTAAAAGTTCCTGTGCGGTTGATAACTTGGAGCTCTCTTGTAGAAGCATTCCAGGACTTGACTTCTGCTCTGGAGTCTTTTGGTGAGTAGTCGATTGTGACTGTTGGAACACTAGTGTAACCAGTACCACCAGATGTAATAGTAATGTCAGTGACGATGCCAGCAGAGCTAACTGTTGCGGTTGCAGATGCAGGACTTGTTATACCAACACTAACAACCCTGATATGAGCATTATCATCTCCGCCATTAATTCTAAGAACATCACCAGTGCTATATCCAGTACCAGTGAGATTAGTTAAAGATAGATCTCCACCAGATACAGTTAGACCTCCACTACCATTAACACCACTAACGGTAGCAATTGCTCCAGATCCAGTACCAGTGAGATTAGTTGTTGTATAAGTTCCAACTGTGTAACCAGTTCCTGTTGGATTTGAATATGATCCTGTGTCTGTGGATGTGCTAAATGCAGTAATTCCCCCAGATGCTGGTGGAGCACTAATGGTAACTGTCGGTGGTAAAGCAGATTTATAATACTCACCACCGTCTGTAAGTGTAATTGCACTAACAACACCACTTGTTAAGGTCGCAGTCGCTTTAGCCAAGTAGAGATCGCCAACGATTTCTTCACCCACTGTAAATGCTCCAGTGCCACCCGCATCCATAACCAACTTAATGGAATTAGCAAAAGCAGTTTCGATAGCATCAATTGCTGCGACACCTGTGTCAAGTTGTTCGTCACTGTACTCAAAGAGTTCGCACTGACATTCCCAGACATAACCCTTACCTAACTGATAGAAAGGTCTTTCTGCTTCAACAAATTGAATTTCAAACAAATGGTTTGTTGTTGGAAACCAAATAAGGTCACCCTCATTAGGACGACCCTCCACATTCAATGCTGCATTATCATCTACCTTCTCAGTAAATTTACTTCTAGAAAAGATAAAGGTAGTCTTGTCTTCAATACGGACACCAAACTTACTCAAAAGATCTCCTTGACCTTCCCATCCCTCTACATTATTAACATATGCTCTAATTGAAAGTGCCTGTGTAAAATTGCTAGTTTCAACTTCGTTTAAAATTGTATCTCTATTGACATATGTTCTAGGCAGATAATAGATATCCTGACCATAGAGCTCAATACTCTCAATGATCAGATTGCCCATAAACATTTGTTCCTGGGAAGAACCGTTTAGATTTAGTCGGCAACTACTAGTATAGTCCGACTGAATGCAATTTTCTGGGGGATCGTTTCTGTAAGTCATATCAACCGATTAAATCCATTGGTGGGAGTTCGTAAGTCTTGCGAATATCTGCTTCAAGATCTTTCTTAAATTGACTTGCATCTTCAAGAATTTGACGACCATTGAGAGTCACACCACCAAGCATTTGAATGCCATCATACTTACTAAGGTTGCGCCCCCATTGCTGTTGGAATAATGCCTCAACATAATCCTTCAACCAGGCATCATTATACATCGCAGTATAAGTATCTGGATCTTGACGCATCATAACTTCTACTACAATCTGATTACCAGTTTGAAGATTTGACCAATCAAAATCTAGATAAAGTCTTCCTTGATATTCATTAAATCTAACTCTACGATTTCTATCTGAGTTAGTCACAAAATCTAGAGTCTCCAGATATTGTGAAGTCATAAAGTAATGGAGGATTTGTCCATGTGTCATTGCATAGATATCATTCAAGAAAATCTGATACTTGATATTGAAAATATTACCAGGGGTAATACTTGAAGCACCAATTTGACTATAGACATGATTGACCGCCAAGACTCCAGGGGGAAGTGATACATATTCATTCCCTTCTGTCCAATCTGTAGAACCTAAAGCACTGCCAGTTTTGGTAGCAGTCTTAATAGCATCGGTTACTTCAATCTTGATGAATGCTTTATAACTGCCGTTATATGCAAACTCTTGATAGTAATCGATTGCTTCTTCAATCAAGTCATCCAGTTGCTCATCGCACACGTTAATATCGATGGCAGGAAAACCTAATCTACGAAGAGCATAGTTTTTTAACTCTGTTTTAGTAGCGGGTCTTGTAGCGGACATTTAATTTACCAAGTATCGAGGGTGGATCTTTTCCAGGTGTCAGTAGCAACACAGATGTAAATATAGTTTGCATCGTAACGAATTTCGCCAACAGTACCAGTTGCTGTTGCACTGGCGGGTGCAGCATCTGTCTGTAATTCAAGTTTAGTCTTTAGGCGATTAGTAGATGGATTATAAGTCAGACTTTGGTCTGTATTAATGGTTTCGTTATTCGCAACAGTATTATGTTGGTCAACCATCGTCAGATGATAAGCGGCATTGGCACTGGATGCAGTGACGGTATCAACCTGAGATGCACTACCTTGGAGATTACCAGTTACGTTACCAACAACGTCACCCGTTACACCACCAATCAAATCAGCAGTAATTTCATTGGCAGCAAAATCACCAGAAGCATCACGAATGACAAGGTTGTTTGCTGAGTTGCTGCTTGCAGAAGCGACGTTAATGGTGATATTGCCCGATACACCATCAGCATTAGTAACAGTGATACCAGAGGACGCTGTGGCGGTCACAGAGCGTTGTGCGTAAGTATTAGCAGCAGTCCTTGCTACTAGACCAGTGCCTGCCATAGCGGCGAGCGCAGTGATGTCTGCATCATTGTAAGTAGTGCTAATAGTAACATCAGCAGATCCGTTAAAGGATACACTACCATCAACTACACCATCAACAGTGATTGTCCTTGCAGTCCTCAGTGCATCTGCAGTTGTTGCATTACCTTGAATACCAGCAGCAGCACCTACACCAGAAGCAACCGTAATGATATTTGCAGCAAAGTCTCCACTAGAGTCACGAGCAACAACA